GTCGTCGGCCTCTTCTGCGGGCTCGTCGTCTTTCTTCTCTTCTTCATTGTTCTCTGTTAAAGGAGAAGCACCCGTAGGTGAACCAAACGAGTAGTTTGCATAGTTCGCCGTTGACCATGCTAAGTCTACCGGCTGAACTTCGCTCGGCTTTTTGTCGTTCTTCCCTGATAACAGCTTCTTTGATGTTGCCATATGACCCTCGCTAAAAAGGTAAAATAATGCTAATTGATATTTAGCTTAACCGAATGTTTGACTTAACTCCCTGCTGTAAAGCAGTGAGGAACTGGTTAAACGACTCTACTAATGCCGCAGACCGCTGTGTAGCAGATACGGTCGGCCCATGAACTTTCTCCACCTGTTGCGCAAGTTGTTCTAATGCGCATTCCTTCAACACACCACTTTCCCATACCCATGCTTTCCCTTCCATGACCCCTCGCACAAACGCATCAGGAGCCGAAGGATCCGCCACAATATCCACTGTCGAAAAGTAGAAATCGTCTTGCACTTCCATGATACCATCGGCATCACGAAGTGACCCCAGTCCTCGCGAAGAAACACCCAATTCAGCGCCTTCGTCAATTAAGGCTTTGACAATATTACCCATTGGCGTATGCACCAGTACCTTGGCACGACCCACAAAGTCGTCGCCGTGCTGCTGCAATTCGGAAATCATATGCGACACACGATCTAAGTTCACTGTAGGACTATCAGGATGTCCGAGTTCGCCAAACGCACGCTTGCGTTCGATGTACTCTTTTTGATACCGATGCATCTCTCGCACCAAAGTCTCGGTGGGATAGAGACGGCCGTTTTGATTCTTTTTATTGCCCTGCATGAAAATACCTTCGATGAAGTACGAAGGCTTCTCATATCCTTCACCCGTATATACGAGAGCTTTCACGTCGTTTACGGTTTCGGTAATGAGTTTAAGTGGCATTTTAATATCGTCCTAATTCTGCTGACAGAAAAACAGTACTACTTTTCTGTCAAAAATTAACGGTTAGTGGGGTTCGCATAGCCGGCTTGCTTGGAGACATCCAACACAATCGTATATGCTGAGTTCGCAATCCAGTTGTCGGTCGTGAGAATGATGTTCCCCGTCGCGCTATTGGCATTATTGGTAATGCGCGCCGCAACGGTATCAAACTCAAAGGCACCTTTACCACTTAGTGTAGCAATGGTACGATTATTCGCACCACCGCCAGTACCTTCCCATAAGACTGATACCAACTCGCGGTTCCCCTCGGTGACATCATATAGGATTTTCGAACAGTGCAATCTATAGGGATCTGGTATCGTTGTCGCGCCATCTTGAACGCGGACGTTGCCAGACGTGCCCCCCGTGAGCGTGTCATTGTCGGCAAATGTTCCTACCTTGTCGATGACTCTGATCACCGTCGTGCTATACACCGACTGCACGGTTGCGGTGCCGCCACTCGCAGAGGTGATGACTTCTCCAATGGTGAAGTTGTTGGACGACGCATCGGTCGTGATCTGAGTCATGGCATAAGACAGAGCCGCCACATTCACTACTAATGCACTCGACTCGGTATTCCCCGAGTTCACCCGCTTGATTGCAAAGCGTCGGTCGGTGTCAGCGATAATTTGAACTTGTGTATATGCCATATATCCTATATCCTATTTATCGCTCTGCTGTGTAACCGACTTCGCCACTTCTTGATACTCACGCGCTAACACGGCGCGCATCTTATCCTGTATCAATGCCGAAAATTGTGCCTTGGCTTCTACGAAGTCCTTCGCACGAAAGGCCCTGAGCAAATCTAATGTTGATGCCATAATACTCTCTCCTATTTAGAAAACATTCACCTACGACTTAGAATCTAGGGTATCCCCGAAAAAGAACTCCGCGGCTTCCCCATCTGGGTCGTCTGTATCTTTTCCTGACGACGAGGGCGGTTCTGGTGGAGGAGTAGGTTCCGTTGCGGGGGCGTTGACCCCATCAGTCCCTGCCGGTGTGGCGGGAGGATTGGCGTCATTGTCTTGTTTAATCTGATTCTGCTCCTCGGTCGTTAACCGAAGCACATGGTCGCGGATGTATTGTTCCGAGAAATACTTACCCACATATGATTCTACCTGCGACACCACATTCAACCGTTCCTTCAAAACTTCCATCTTCTTGAGTTCGGTAAAATATGAATCGGTGTTAAATTCATAGCGGATATAATGTCGCAGTTGACGCCATTGTTCCTGTGACCGAATGATGCCCTTGAGGGTAAGGTGTCGTTCGAGAATACGATCGAACAATCCGGCAAAACGATCGCGATGAGTCTGGAGAGACCGCGAGAACCGAATTTCGTCGCGGGTGATTTCCGTGGTGCGACCAAGCTGGAATTGCGACCCGCTCGATTCTAATCGTGACGCGGGAATACCCAAGGAGCGATAGAGCTTGCGGCGGAAGTATTCTACGTCTGCCATCTCTCCAAGGTTTTGTCCGCCTGGAAGCTGTTGGACTTCGGTGCCGCGGCCATTGCTGCGACGCGGAAGGAAAAAGTCTTCGAGCATCGACTGCACTTTGCGGTCATCTCGCACTTCGCCGGTATGACTATCATAGACCACCCGATTGCGATACCGTGTCGCGATTGCATTCACATATTGTTCAGCCCGCGCCGTTGGCAAATCCGCCACATCAATATAGAATACCCGACGCTCGGGTGCGCGAGTGATACGATAGATGACGGTTGCATCTTCGACCATTCGCAGTTGATTATACGGCTTGATGGCTTTGTGGAGATACGACAGCGCCAGCACATTCCCCGGCGTATAGACGCCCGAGTTGATATAGGCAACACGGTCTTTGGATACTCGCACGCCGGGTCCCGATGCGATGGTGGCGCTATTTTGAAATCCCATTGGATTGTATACGTAATATTCGTTGGTGACTTCTTGCAGTCGCGCACCCGTTTCCACATGCATCATATCGCGCACTTCGCGCACGGCTCGAATGGTGCGTGGGTCGATATTCCGTAATTCGACAATCCCGTTTTCAGGCTTATTTTCGTCAATTATCAAATCGAAATATAGCCGCCCGTCCACATAGAACTGTCGTGCGATATTGTGGCATTTTTCCTTGAACTGAAGCATATCCAACACACTGTTAAATTCCTGTTGGAGTTGCTGACGGAAGGAATCGTCGTATACTTTTGGCAACTGATCGGTATTCATGGAGACGGGCGAATCCCCGTCATCCCGAATAATCATTTCATTGATGATGTCACCGAGGGCTTCGTCTACTTCGGGCTGTAAGGCGATATCACGGTATTGATTGATGAGATCGACCTCATTGGTGTAGGACGCATACGAATCAAAATTGATAGAGTAGCCCCCAAAGACTCCCATCCCATTTTCATTGACCGTAGCGGCAGCGTCATCATTCTTCGGTGGCACCAACGAAGGCGCCGAAGATCGATTAAGAATTTCATTTTGAGAGAGAATTGAGTATCCAAATAATTTAATCGCCATACTATTATTTATGCTGCGTCATTTATGTGGGTCAACCGACAGGGGGTACGAATGTTTCGGACGTTGTAACCAACGATGCGGATTCTGGAGTGAATGTTGAGCTGAGGTATTGGAACTCCACGTCATACGTATGAAATTGACCATCGTTCTCATACGAGTATGACACTGCTCCAACCGACGTTGGAAACGCACTATAAAAATGATAGCGCCCTGTCTCTGCGTGTTTTTGATTTCTCGGTGTCAGTATAATGTCGGCATAATTTATCTTCCGCGTAAACGTAGCAACATCCCCCACTTTACCCGTGCCAATACGGGGGTCAACATCTCGGGCGCCGCGAACGTTTGACACCGGTGAATTGAATAACGATAGCCACGTTAAAAACTGGTCTCGCGCGACATACGATTCTGTGTTATAAAATGTCAGGGTCACTGGCGAAAACTGACGGGAGGCAGGAATTTTGACACTGCGCGTAAAGTATTTGACCTCTGCGGTATCTAATTGGGCAGCAGGCATGTTTGCTGCTTTACATAGCCGTAATGAATCTTCACTAAAAAACTCCGGATAATCAGGAAGTGTTATCGAGCAATCGAAGAAAACACCTCGTGAGAGGCCTCCTTCTTTTGCGACGGCTTCTTTGAATCGAGTAATGCTGAAAGGGGATTTCTTTTTCAGCTTATCGATTATCAGCTTATCGACAGCTATGCCGATACCGGTACGCACTCCCTGTTCGATGAGATTCTTCAGTGGCATGGCACCCTCAGATCAGATGACGCATACGGGGTCATGATTTCATAATCAATTGGCAAGAGCGGGAGAGATTTCTCTCTCCCGCTGAATACAACATTACAGGGTGACAGTAGGATCAAGTAACTTATCAGCAACCCCACCAACACCAACCAACGACGGCTCCCAATACTGATACGCAAACTCGCAGGTGTAATCTTCAATCGCACCGTCGTTTGACCAGTCTAACGAAATGGGCGCCAGCGTCACAGGGAACAGATCCACGAACCTATAGCCGCGAAGTTTATCGCCCTTCTTACTGTATTGAAAGACTTCTCCAACCCCGGCATATCCACCGAACGTCGGAGAACTTAGCTTGCTCTTGTTGCTCTCTCGCGTGTTCATGGCTTCAAACCACGCTTCCAGTCCGCGACGCACACTAAAGGCCTCATCGTTCACAATGGTCAACGACAGGTTGTTAAACACTCGCTGTCCGGCATACTTCACTTCACGACCCGCGA